AATTGAATCCGCATTTGACCCCTCAACGGATTTCTGATTATAAGAAGATCAATGAGGTAGCTATTGAGAATGGACATAGGTTGAGAGTAATGACAACAGAAGAGGAGATCCAATCATTCAGAGGATCCGCTGGACCTAAGTACAATAGACCTAATCCACCAACAGATGCAGCTGTTAAGGCAGCACAATTTGTAGACAAAACTTACACCTGGAATGGACGCTAAATGCTGATCTTTGATTTAGAGACTAATGGTCTCTTATATGAAGTCAACACTATCCACTGCTTAGCTATTTATGATACAGAAACTAAGGAAACATTGTCTTACAATGATACAGGAAATACAGAACCTGTGGTTAGGGGAATCCAAAGGTTGGAGGACTCGGACGAAATTTGTGGTCACAACATCATTAGCTATGATCTTCCTGTCATTCGTAAACTATACAGCTGGTTCAATAGGAGTGACGGCATTCTTGATACTCTTGTTTTATCTCGCCTTTACCATGCCAATATGTTAGATGTAGATAAGAAACATGCATGGAAACACATGCCACTACAACTCTATGGTAGACATTCTCTTGAAGCTTATGGTCATAGACTAGGTTGTTTCAAGGGAGCATTCAGTAAGACTACTGATTGGAAAGATTGGTCACAAGAGATGGAAGATTATTGTATACAAGATGTTAATGTCACCACCAGACTATGGCAACACTTTCAAAAATACCTGACTTCGTAAGACTAGAACATCAGGTAGCAACACTATTAACACAACAGGAGATTTATGGATGGAGATTTGATGAGAGAGCTGCATGGCAGCTTACACAGACTATCCAAGAAGAACTTCAAAAGACTGAAAAAGTACTACAAGAAAGGTATCCTTTCGTCCAAGGCACGGAATTCAATCCTAAAAGAGATAACAAAACACAAGGCTACATACGAGGCGCACCTTTTTGTAGACTCAAAGAATTAAACACTTCATCAAGAGATCATATTGCATGGATTTTACAGACACATTGTGGATGGAACCCGGACAAATTAACTGCAACTGGAAAACCAATTGTGGACGAAACATCTTTGAAAGAGAATGGCTCAGAGGTGGCGATGATGTTCTTATCGCAACTAGAGACGACCAAGAAACTGGGGATGTTATCGAACGGCGTGAACGCATGGCTGAGGCTATGTACGAGTGCTAAAAGAATACATCACCATTGTTCAATTGGAGCTATAACACATCGCTGTACACATAGAAACCCAAACCTCGCACAAGTCCCATCGGACGATGAGTTTAGAAGATTATTTACCGCAAGTCCAGGCTACATTATGGTCGGGGCTGATCTTAGTGGCATCGAGCTTCGTATGCTTAGCCATTATCTTTCCAGGTATGATTCTGGACGATATGCCGATATCCTCCTCAATGGAGACATCCATCAAGTCAATGCAGATAAGATAGGAATCTCAAGATCACAAGTCAAGACAGTTACTTACGCATTTTTATATGGAGCTGGAGATGAGAAAATCGGACATTCAATTGACCCTTTACTCACTACCAAGAAAGCGAAGAGCACTGGTAAGGAAATTCGTGCAGCATATGTCGATGCCATTCCAGGACTCGAAGATCTTCTTAACGCTGTTAAGAAAGCGAGCGAGAAAGGATGGTTGAAAGGTATTGATGGGAGGAAATTCACAATCACCTCTTCTCATTGTGCCTTGAACTACCTTTTACAAGGATCGGCAGGCGTCATTGCTAAACGATGGATGGTGCTTGCAGATGAAAATATTAAAAAACTAGGCATTGATAAGGACACCCATCAATTAGCCTTTATTCATGATGAACTTCAATATGAAACCAAAAGAGAACACGAATCAGACCTATGTGCATCCTTGGTATACTCAGCAGCAGAAGCTGGTGAATATTACAAACTCAGATGTCCAATTGCAGCGGAAGCTGTACGAGGAGACACATGGGCAGACACCCACTAAACCTAATGAAATTATTAATTGATGCCGACTATATCGTTTATAAAAGTTGTAGCGCCTGCGAGTATGATCTTGATTTTGGCAATGATGTTATCGTTGTCGCTAGCAGATTCAGCGAAGCCTATTCATCCGTTCAGCGCGAACTTAAGCAGATTATTGACAGGTTCCTATGGGACCAACCAAAATTAATTTTATTTTTCAGTGACTCTGAAAATTTTAGAAAAAAAATATATCCAGATTATAAGGGACATAGAAATAGAAAGAAGCCCTGCGGATATCGTAGGGTGATTAATGCTCTTAAGGAAGAGTATGAAGTTATTACACTACCCACACTTGAGGCTGATGATGCTCTTGGAATTTATGCCACTACTAATCCTGGTAACATTATATGTAGTCCTGACAAAGACATGAGACAAATACCTGGTAGACTCTTTGACATGAACGAGACCGTTATGATCACTGAGGAAGCAGGTAGAAGGTGGCATCTAATACAGACACTAGCAGGTGATCAGACTGATGGTTATTCAGGATGTCCTGGCTATGGTGTAAAGACTGCTACAAAACTATTTGAGAAGGAAGGGTATACATGGAATGTTGTTGCAGATGCCTTCCTTTCTAAAGATTTAACTGAAGAGGATGCATTGTTAAATGCTAGACTCGCACGTATACTAACAAAGGAAGATTACAATGACGAACCTATCCCGTGGACTCCCACCAATGCCTAAGATTGATCTATCACTTGAGCAAGAGTTCAAGATGAAACAGATCACTGATGCATTAGAGAAGGTAAGTAAGGAAGAGATTATATTTGTAGCATTATCATTACAAAGGATGAACTTTGTTTTATCCAATAACATCACCCAATTACTAAGAGAATGGCAACCAACCCAGCCTATTACAACAGAGGATCTATCGAAGTCTGGGACTTTGTAAGGGATCAGAATTTAAACTATCACCTTGGTTGTGCTCTTAAATACATTTGTAGAGCAGGGCACAAGGGAAGTAAGGCAGAGGACTTACAGAAAGCAATCCACTATTTAGAGAACGAACTTGAAAACTCCATCACAACAGGCGAAAGAATTCAGGGATGCATATACCCTAATAGATACTATGCAGAGACGGGAACATCAGAAAGTTTTGATCGATGAAGAATACTCTGAATTCATTGAAGCCCACTATCGACTTGATCGTGTGGATACTATCAAGGAATTGGCAGATCTTGTGTATGTCTGCTTTCAGTACGCTGCTAATCTTCGTTGGGATCTTGGCACTGCTCTTGAGAGGGTACATGAATCCAACATGTCAAAGCTTGGAGAAGACGGGAAGCCTGTCTATAGAGCTGATGGCAAGGTCTTAAAAGGACCAAACTATAAACCACCAACATTGCATGATTTAATATGAACACAACTGACAAGATCTCTAGGACAGGTAGAGTACAAAATTGGATAGATAACCCTGATGGTAGACTGCCTGTAAGTTGTACTGTCTACTCAGTTTCTGATTGTATGGAAGGACACGATGGTATTGAAGATAGCTGGAGGTTTGTCAGCCATGCTCTCAGGTATGGTGCAGGGTGTGCAGTACATCTTAGTAACCTTAGACCAGCAGGAAATGAGAACGGTAAAGGTCTTGTCGCAAGTGGTCCGTTATCCTTTGCTAAGTTCTACAACCTACTCAACCAAGAATTGAGGAGAGGCGGCACCTATCGTAATGGTGCTGTGACTTTGCATATGGATATTGATCATCAAGATATCAGGATGTTTGTCAATACAACACGAGCACAACTACCTTGGGTAAAGAAATGTGTCAATCTAACACAAGAATTGTGGGATAAATCTAATCAAGACACTAAAGAAGACATCATTGCAGGCATTCAACGTGGTGATGTTTGGTTGAACAAGATGAAATGGGATAAGAATGGCAGTAGAATTCTAGGTAATGTATGTCTTGAGGTATATCTACCTAGTAGAGGTACTTGTTTGTTACAACATGTTAACCTTGGAGCATGTACTGTCAATGAAATCCCCGAAGCTTTTGTTGCAGGGATGAGAGAACTATGTGATCTCCATGCTAAGACAGGAGTACAAGAACATAATGAATACCTTCCTCCTACTATCGACAAGCAAGTAGGACTAGGGATGCTAGGACTAGCTAACCTTCTTAAGTTAGAAGGTGTTAGTTATGCAGAGTTTGGAGAAGCATTGTTTGTATTTAATAATGGTGTAGAGATTTCTAATAACCATCCTGCAAGTTTTGAGATGGCTATGAAGATCGTACAAGCTCTCCATATGGGCATAGAACGTGCGGCAGCAGTAGCTAGGTCACATTACATGCAACGTGCCTTTGCCATCGCTCCTACAGCCTCCTGTAGCTATCGTAGCGTTGATCGTGAAGGTAACACTTGTACACCAGAGATAGCACCACCAATTGCTAGGTCTATTGACCGTGACTCTGATACATTTGGAGTCAAGACTTATGAATATGGTGATGTAGAAATTGCTAGTAAGGTAGGCTTTGATGTTTACCAAACAGTAGCAAATGAAATAGTTAGAATGCTAGAAAATACCGGGTTGTTTCATGGTTATTCATTTAACACCTGGTCAGACGTGGTTACCTATGATGAGGACTTCATTCAGGATTGGTTGGAAAGCCCACAGACGAGTATGTATTACTCGCTTCAAGTAATGGGTGATGTTCAAGATAAGTCCAGCACATATGCTGCTTTGGATGCTGATGAAGTCATGGATTACTTGGAAAATATACTAAATGAACCTTCATGTGATTGCCAAGAATGAGACAGACGCCTTATCAGAAACTATACAACAGAAAAAGAAAGTGGACACCAGTCCAAACAACAGCAGGTCAACTTAAAGAAGGTGCGGAAGAAACAATCTTCCGTGCTTTAGCTATTAGGCATATGGAATTGCCTGTAGGAGAATGGATTAAAGATGCTTTAAAAGAAGTACCTGAATATGCTCAGGAGCTTCTACTATCAAACATAAAAGATGAAGAGAACCACGACATCGCTTTGGGATATGCAGCTAAAGCAATTGGCACAGACCAACAATCAGAAGAAGAAGCTCTCAGACTTCGAGACGCTTGGGAAGCTCACCCAGACCACACAATCTGCAAGGCATTGGTGGCTGAACGAGGAATCTTCTTCACCCTATTACCTTTCATGAGATTTAATGGTGATGCAGGACTACGAACAATTTCAGCAGACATCTCAAGGGATGAGCAGATACATGTGGCGACTAATAGCCTACTCTGTGCTGAACTTAACTTGGATATCTCTCCTAGTTTGGACAAGCTTAGAAAGGCTACAGTAGCTTGGATATATGAACCACTAGGTAAATATACTGGCGATAAATATTTAAGTAAAAAATTTTGGCAGGATCAGAGCGATAATCTTATGTATAAAGGAAAGACCAATGGACTTTCTGATACTAAGAAAGCAAGGATGCCTGCGTTCTTTGAACACAGTAACGTAAACCTCCCACAGTATTCATGACAAGTACATCACTCTCCATGTTAGAGACAATGGGGATGCAACATAAATCAATGGTACAACAACTAGATGAAACATTCCCAGTGATCAACCCTTCTCCTAATGATTCGATTGAATCTATTATGTATAGATCAGGTCAACGATCAGTAGTGGAGTGGCTAATAAATAAAATGGAGAGTTAATTAAATGAGTATGTATGATGAGATGAGGTATGGAGATGGGGTTAGTTTTGCAAGACTACCAGGTCAATCCTTATCTATAGCAGGTAGAGGTAGGACCATTGGTAGAGGTGAGATAGATTATGAGCATTACAGGAGTGATCCTCTCTTTCAAATGGCATCTGAAGCTATCGGAGTTAACTTCAATGAAGCAGACGACATAGTTAAGATGACTAATTGGATTCGTAATCAAATGGGGTTTGGAGACCTAGCTGCTATGCAGAATAGTGGGGATGGCTATGGATCTAGTGATTATGATTCTGAAATAGAAGATAGAGCAGAGTACTATGAATCACAGATTGGTAATGGTGAATGGACTCCACAAGTAGCACCTGGTATGGAAGATAGACTAGCTTACTGGGCTGATAAAGCAGCAAAGACTACAGCAGAGATAGAGAATCCAGATTTAGGTAGTGAATTTGATGCTAGGTTTGATGAAATAGGTGGTGCTCCTAAGGTTAGGACATCTAAATCTATTAGGGATGAGCATGGTACATTTGGTTATGATACCTTAGTTGAATCAGTGAAGAGCTGGAACAAAGCACAAGATGAATCACATCTACCTAAGTTTGATTCGATGAAGTACATCACTTCTTTGAAAGGTTATGACACTGGTCAATTAGTTAGTGGTCAATTAGATGCACCGAAGGATACAGGTATCGGTGATAAGTTTGGGTTTGAATGGAGTAATGCAGATCAAACACAGATTGAAAACTTACCTACTAGGATTAATCTTGATGCAGTAATGGAACAGTACACTCACAATTGGATTGAAGCTAAGGCATCTGAAAGACCTATTGGTGAGGGATGGCAGAACAGTGAGAAGGATTGGGCTGATAGTAGATACATGAAGCAAGATCAGAAGTTGAAAGACTCAATGTTGATTGCTTATAAAGATCTACCAATCAAGACTAAGAATAAGGTAGCTCAATATATCCATGATTATAATGTAGATACAGGAGAGAAGGGGTGGAATCCTAACACTGTATCTGGAGATGGTGGTACTTTAGAAGATAGAATGAAAGATATATTCTCTCAATTTGATAATCATTTGTATGATCCTGGTCAGTTTAAGAGTGACTATCCTGATGGAATTTCAGGTACTCCTAATGTAGATTATAAAGGTGATAGTACATATAAATATGATAAGCAACCAGACTATGAACAATCACCAGATCCTAACCCACCAACTACAGGCACTGAACCTGAACTAGATCCTACTAATCCAGGTGATGGAGATGATGGAGATAAGAAAGGTAATGGTATCTTTAATCGTATGAGTTATGATACTTATCGTTCATCTTCTGCTAACCTACAACATGCTAAAGGTAAACCACTTAGTATCCTTGGTACTGATCCTGAAAAGATGAGAGCAGCAAGAAGTTTAGTTATAGATCGTAAATTAGGTAGAGATAAATGGGACGGTACTGATCAAGAACGTAATGATATATTAAACTGGTGGGACACCACTGGTGGTTATGATTATAAGATGAGTGAGAAGCAATTTGAAGCTGAACAAGATAGACTACAAGCATTAGCTGATAAAGATACTAGTGGTAAAGATTGGTCTACAGTTCTAGATAAAGAACAGAAGTGGTTCAATGAATCAGGTCATTCAGATATACTAACTAAGATTGCTGGTAATAGACATTACTCACATCATCCTGATGGTACAGTTAAAAACTATAATGATCAACAACAACCTGATGCTAAGTATACAGACATGGCTGACTATGATTACCTAGGAAAGAGTAGGTATAAAACAACACAAGAAACAATAGCAGCACGTAATGAATTCTATGCACAATTTGAGGATGAAGAGGAAGAGTGATGAAGAGGAATGAAACAGCACAAGGTAGATATGATTTCCTAAGATCATGGAGAGATCAATACCTATGGATTGCAAGGAAAGCAGCAGCACTCACTCTTCCTTGGATTATTAAGATGGATGGTGAAGCTGATATCTCTACAAGAGGACAGCTAAGGGAACCATGGCAATCAGCAGGAGCTAAGGGTGTTAATGTATTGGCATCTAAATTGATGCTTGCTTTGATGCCAGTACAAACCAGCTTCTTTAAACTTCAACTAGATGAGATGAAGTTAGATAAGGTAGATGGTTTTAATCCACAGATGAAGTCTGAAGTTGATCAATCATTCTCAAAGATTGAGAGAACAATTAATCAGATGATTGCTGCTAGTGATGATAGAGTGGTAGTACACCAAGCTCTTAAACATCTAGTAGTAGCAGGTAATGTATTGATATTTATGGGCAAAGATAAACTAAAACTTTATCCATTGAATAGATATGTATGTGATCGAGATGGTCTAGGTAATGTTATTGAAATTGTAACAAGAGAAAGGATCAATCGATATGTATTAGAAGAACAGCTAGGTATCACATTACCTAAAGAGATAGCACCTAAGAAACTAGGGTTAGCTCCTAATGCTGTTGGTAATGACGGGCAGGGGTCTTATCCTAATGATATGGTAGAGTTATATACTATTGCTAAACGTAATGGTAAGTACTTTAACTGGCATCAGGAAGTAAATGGTAAGAAGCTACCTAAGACTGAAGGTAAAGCACCATTAGAAACTAACCCTTGGATTGCACTTAGATTTAATACAGTTGATGGGGAACCATATGGTAGAGGAAGAGTAGAAGAGTACATGGGTGATCTAAGGTCACTTGAAGCACTCACTCAGGCTATCGTAGAAGGCTCTGCAGCAGCTGCTAAAGTAATCTTTGTAGTATCACCCTCAAGTACAACTAAAGCACAGACTCTATCGGCTGCTGGTAACGGAGCAATCGTTCAAGGTAGACCAGATGATATCGGTGTAGTACAAGTAGGTAAGACAGCAGACTTCAGTACTGCTCAAACAATGATCGAAGGATTAGAGAAGAGAATTGCTGAAGCTTTCCTTGAACTTAATGTAAGACAATCAGAACGTACAACTGCAGAAGAAGTACGAATGACTCAACAAGAACTAGAGCAACAACTAGGTGGATTATTTAGTCTACTTACTGTTGACTTCCTTGTTCCTTATCTTGCTAGGAAACTATCTACTCTTACTAAAGCAGGAGATATACCTAAGATACCAAAAGAACTAGTGAAACCTACAGTTGTAGCTGGACTAGGTGCTATTGGTAGAGGGCAAGATCGAGATGCACTTACTAATTACATGACAACCATTGCACAAACAATGGGACCAGAAGCTATTCAAGAATATGTAAAACCTCTTGAGGTTATTAAACGATTGGCAGCTGCTGAAGGTATTGATACTTTGAACCTTGTTAAGACTGAACAAGAGATGCAAGGTGAACAACAGAAAGCACAGCAGGCAGCACAGCAAGAACAAATCACTGGACAAGCAGCACAACTAGCTAAGGTTGGTGCAGATGCTGCTGGTCAGGGAGGACCACCACCACAATAATTATGACAACTAGAAAAGACAATTCAACTAAGAAGAATGCTAGTATGACAGCTGGTATGGCTACAGGTATGGGAGGTAAGAAACGTCCTAAGGCTAAAGCTAATACTCCTGTTGAACCAGCAGCAGCAGCACCAGGTAACATTGGACCAGCTGTAACTGAAGAACAGAAAGAAGAAATTAAAAATCAATATGCTCCTAAGCAAAAGATTGGAGTACCTACACTTGGAAGGAAGACATCATATGTTACAACTGTAGGACTAGGTAACCTTGAAGTGAGGACAGCAGATGGCACAACTGACACTTAATCCAACAGAACATATCGAAGGTGAACTCACTGAAGATGAGAAGGATTCACTAAAGGTAGGAGAGAAACTGCAGGCAGCAGAAGAACAAATGCTTGCTGGTAAATATAAGAATGCAGAAGATCTAGAGAAAGCATACATTGAACTACAAAAGAAACTAGGTGAACCTCAAGAGGAGAGTACACCTGAAGCAGAAGTAGAATCAGAACCAGAACCTGTAGAAGAAGAAACCGTAGAAGTATCAGAAGATTTCTTTGAAGATCTATGGAAGCAATCACAGAATGACAATGGTTATGCTGATGCTACAGTAGAACAACTCCAGAAGATGGATCCAGTTGATGTAGCTCAAGCCTTCCTTGATTATAGAGCTAATCAAGTTGATAGTAATACATTGAAGCAAGTAGATATTGATGCTATTCAAGAATCAGTGGGAGGTAAGGAAGCATATAAAGAGATGACTACATGGGCACAGACTAATCTATCTGATAAGGATAGACAATTGTTTGATCATGTGATCGGACTAGGTGATGGACCAGCTGCTTACTTTGCCTCACAAATGCTTGCATCTAAATATAAAGATGCAGTAGGATTTGAAGGGGAGATGGTACATGGTGGTAATCCAACACCTGATAAGATAGAAATATTTAGGAGTCAAGCTGAACTAGTAAGAGCTATGGAAGATCCTAGATATGATAAAGATCCAGCTTACAGACAAGACGTAGCTGATAAACTAGCTGTATCTAATATAGCTTTTTAAATAATTGGCTGCTAGGAAGGAGGCGTTAGCAGCCAATAAGTAATGCCTTCACTCACTTATTATTTATTATGAAAACTATTATCACTGCTATCTCTTTGGTAGCTCTTGGAACTCCAGTACTTGCTGGTCCTTATGTAAACATTGAATCTAACACTGGCTTTGCTGGTCATGACTATCAGTCAAGTCTTCTTGAGACTCATGTTGGTTATGAGAACTCACTTGGTTGGGATTCTAATTGGTATATTCAGGCTGGTCCTGCTGTCACCTTTAAAGATGGTGCAACAGGTGAAGTCTCTGGTAAGGTTGGTCTTACAACTGCTTTGACTGAAAGGCTTTCAGCCTATGGTGAAGTTGCTGCTGTCACTACTAATGAGTATGACTTCAGTGATCTGAATACTAACATCAAAGCTGGTCTTAAGTATACCTTCTGATTGCTTGCATGAAAATCGTGCAACAGCTCTCACCATCAGCGAACTACGGATTGTTTTTTATCCAGAGGCATGGTGGTAATTGATTTATCTATACCTATTACTTATAACAATTTGTATAATAGTTGGAGCTTACTTTGATGAAGTTTCAAAAAAAGGCTTATAGTATGTTTGGTGTGTGGTTGTCTTTATTTATTATTGGCTTCTGTATACCACCATTTATAACACAACATCAGGCTAATCAAACGCCTATAGACTATAAAAATTAGTCCGTTCATCCCGA